ACATCATTCGCAAACACATGCGGACTTATCTTCCAAAGAGAAGCTGCTGGTGTTGTAGAAGCTATCGGCCCACAGGTACAGGTAACTTCTGGTGACGTTTCAGTTGTATACCAAGGTGACGTAATCCTTGGAAGACTAGCTATGGGAGCAGACTTCCTAAACCCTGCTGCTTGTGTTGAATTGTTCGCTGGAACAACAACTAAGCCAGCTGCGTTTGGTACTACATACCCAGCTAACGCTTAATTTTTACTTTTATACGGGAGCTTCGGCTCCCCTTTTTTATATGGCTTCCACAACTATTGATCTCGATACCGAACTATCCGCAGTAAACAGTATACTGGGGGCTATCGGACAATCACCATTGACTACTCTAAACTTTGACAACCCAGAAGTAGCAATGATTTACAACCTACTCCGTGATGCTAACGTAGACACGCAGGCAGAGGGGTGGCATTTTAACACAGAGAAACATGTAAAGTTCACACCTGATGGTAATAAAAAAATTGCAATAGGTAATGATATATTATCCATGGACTTACATGATAACTATACTAGACGTACAAAAGATCTCGTACGTCGCAACGGATTCATCTATGACAAGATGGAGCACACAAATGAGTTTGATGGCGACTTAGATTTAGATGTTGTCAGATTGTATTCGTTTGAAGATCTACCTGTTATCTTTAGAAGATACATAACATACAGAGCATCCAGAGTTGCAGCAACCAAACTCGTAGCAAACCCTAACTTAGTAAAACTACTAGCTCAACAGGAAGCTTTAGCAAGAGCTGCTCTTATGGAGTACGAATGTAATCAGGGCGATCACAGCATGTTTGGATTCGACGAAGGCTCCTCATATCAAACTTACCAACCTTGGAGAAACCTTAGAAGATAATGGCAAGTATCACACAAACTATCCCTCAATACTCACTAGGAATGTCAGAACAGCCTGACCAGCTTAAGTTTCCCGGTCAGGTAACAGAGGTAACAAACGCAATACCAGACATAACTAAAGGTCTATTCAAAAGACCGGGTGCTAAACGTATAGGCACTAACGCACTATCTAGTGTACAGAGTGGTGGTTCGTGGTTTCATTATTTTCGTGATGAAACAGAAGGATCTTACATTGGACAGGTAGCTGCTGATGGTCAAGTACGTGTATGGAGTTGTAATAATGGTCAGCTGATGACTACAGCTTATGGCACAGGTGGTCAGTCAGCTATACAAAACTACTTAGCTACAAGCACACCAGAAAACTTACAGTTCTTAACAATCAATGATACGACTTTTGTTACCAATCGTGATACTACTAATGTTAACACTCTCGTTGGGACAACGGGAACTACAGATGCTCCACCAGATACTCACTTTGGGTTCGTAGAATTACTACGTACAGAAAACGGTAGGCAGTATGGTTTGAATATTAACAATGGTGCTACAGTTACAACACTTACACGAGCTACACGTGTTAAAATATCAAGCGATACACTAGACGAATCTGACGGTACAGGTCACTGCCCCGGTATAGGTACACAAGTATTTAGTGTAGACCAAGGTACTAAAAAGAATCTAATATTTAGAATCAATACTTTAGGGCAACAAGGCGTTAGCCCTAACTATAGTGCTAGTCAAAACGGCCCCGGTGGTAGTAACTATAGATGTAGTTATAACAGAGAAGTAGTACTACTACATGGTGGTGAAGGTTGGGTTACAGGTGACACAGTTACTGTAACTTTAGACTCTGCTTCAACTAACTATAACTATACTATACGTGTCGAAGATCACGAATCTACTCAAGTCAATGCTACAATCTCTTCTAATGGTGACGGTCTCGTACGACCAGAGCCTACCCCTTTTGATGCTGATACAGCTGTTACTGCTGATACTATTATTGGTGGTATTTTAGCTGAGTTACCATCTGGTGTTACAGGTAAACATATAGGTACAGGTATATATCTTTCTAGTTCTAACCCATTCAGCGTAGAAGTAGTTGAAGAAGATCTAATGCGATGCTTTCAGAGCTCTGTAAATGATGTACAAAACTTACCAAATCAATGTAAAAATGGTTACATTGTAAAGATTGCTAACTCTCGTATGGCTGAAGAGGATGACTACTATCTAAGATTTGATGGTCAAAATGATAGAGACGGTGTAGGATCTTGGTCAGAGTGTGCTAAGCAAGGTATAGCTAAGACTCTAACTAACATGCCACTGGTTATACAACGTACAGGCACTACTACATTTACTGTTAAACAGTTTACCTATGCTGATAGAAGAGTCGGTGATGATACAACTAACCCTTTACCTTCATTTGTAGGTTCACGTATAAACAAGGTATTGTTTCATCGTAATAGATTAGCACTATTGTCAGGTGAGAATGTTATAACATCACGACCCGGTACACTAGGTGAGCCCGACTTCTTTATAGAATCAGCTCTCAGTGTGTCAGCCAGTGATCCTATAGATATATCAGCTGCGTCTATGTTTCCGTCAGAACTGTTTGATGGTATAGAAACCAACGTAGGTTTGGTAGTATTTAGTACAAACCAACAATTCTTGTTTGCATCAGATGATACAGTTCTCAACCCTGACACAGCTAAATTACGTAGCATATCTACCTTTAACTATAACGAAACTATACCCCCGATATCTCTAGGTACGACAATAGCGTATGTTGATAACTCTGGTAAGTTTAGCCGCTTCAATGAAATGGCAAATATTACACGTGAAGGTGAGCCAAGTATAGTAGAGGTAACTAAAGTTGTACCTACACTATTACCAAAAGACATAGACTTACTGACAAACTCAAGAGAAAACTCTATAATTTTGTTAGGTAAAACAGGCTCAGATGATGTCTTTGGTTATAAGTATTTCCAAGTATCTGAGCAAAGACAGCAGGCTGCATGGTTTAAGTGGAAACTAAACAATCCACTAATATATCATTTTATTATTAATGATGAGTATTTCTTTTTAGATAGTGATTACTATTTACAAAGTATAAAATTAGTGCAGACTGCAAATGACCCTTCTATAGTACAAGATAATGTCGACTTCTTACTTCATGTGGATAATCATACTACTGTTAGCGGTGGCAGCTTTAACTCAGCTTCAAACACCACAACCTTCAGTAATGTGGGCTGGCTAAATACAGTCACCACACCTAACCATACCCTAGTGGTAATTGATACTAATACTAGCTCAGAACGAGTTGGTAGATACGGTAAACCAACTGTCACAGGCACAAGCTTTACTTTACCGGGACAGTGGACAGATAGTTATGTTATAGGATACCTATATCCTTACGAAGTTAAGTTTCCTACATTCTATGCAACCAGACGAGAGGGCAATAGCTCCAGAGCTGACGTAAACTCATCTCTTATTTTACATAGAATCAAGCTTCACTTTGGTAAGATAGGTCTATACGAAACTACACTTGAACGTATAGGTAAAACAAATTATACAGAAGTGTATGAGTCTACAGAACTTGATGAATATAATGTCTCAGATGCACCATATCTTGAAGAGTTCATAAAGACTATACCTATATACGAAAAGAATACAAACGTAGAAATAATTTTACGATCGTCACACCCAGCTCCAGCTACATTACGTGCTGTGTCTTGGGAAGGTGACTACTCACCCATGTTTTATAAACGTGTCTAATTACATACACCCACTTACACTGGAGGCTGCCGCTCAGGTTGCCTCTAATCTCCGTCCAGATGACCTCAGAGAGGTCGAAGAAGGCCATGGGATACCATCGGCCCTTTTACCTGCTTTGATGACTCAGAATCCATCCTACGTGTATTTTACAGTGCCTGACGGCAAGACTGCTGGCATGGCCGGAGTAGGAGATGATGGTGATATATGGATGCTTTGCACTCCTGATATACACCGATACCCGATTACATTTGCAAGAGAAGCCAAACGGTATGTCGATAGCCGTAAAGAGCGACTCCTTTGGAATATAGTCGATAGTAGAAACAAGGTACATTTAAAATTACTTAAGTTTCTAGGCTTTAAGTTTTTACGTAAGTTAAAACATGGGCCAAACAATGTAACATTTATTGAATTTTGCCGTGTGCGTAGATGCTAATGCAGGGGCAAGAAATGCTGCTAGAGAGCGAGCTGCTCAGAAAGACGCAATCTTTGCCCAAGAAGGTCTCAAGTTTTTTAACAAAGAGACTACTTTAAAAAGAACACAAAATCAAAACATACTTGGATACTCACGTGATACAAGTGATGCCATGGCTGGTGCTTTAGCACAGATAGGTCAGGGTAGACAGAGAGTTGAGGATGCTACTAGAGCATACCTAGCTTCTAAATCCGTAGACGAGGGTGGCCGTAGTAGAAGATTTGGACTTAAAAAATATCAACAGCTTATGGCTAAAAGACAAGAGGTTGATAGTGTAATAAACAACATACTAGGAAGAAACCTAGCATATACTCAGGAACAATCTAAACGTAAATTCCAAGTTGCACAAGCTGGAGCAAGAGAAGCTCTCGGTATACCAGCTGCATATGGTGCACCTGTTATGTTACCTCCAACCAACAGACTTGGTGGTGCATTAAGTATTGCTAGCTCCTTAATTGGTATAGGTAGTGGGTTAGTAGACCTAGGAGTTATAGACCCTTAATAAATTATGACATCATCATTTGGAAATATTATAGGTACCCAAAGGGACGAGATACCCAAACCCGTTATACCTAACTACGCTCAAACTGAGCCTAATCTCGAAAAAGCAGTTAATGACGAGATTACTAAAAATCAAGCAGATCTAAAACAGTTTGGTGAAGAGCTTGCACAAATTGCAGAGCTAAAGGCTAACAACTTTTTTGATAATCTTTCCGGCCTCGAATCCTTGGTCGGTAAGGTTAGTCAATTTGCTCAAGCTCGTGAAGCTAATCGTGAAGCTAGAGAGACTAGAAAAAAGTTTAAAGAAATGTCTGCTGAATCTAAACAGCGAGTTTTAGATTATCAATTTAGATTACAAGATGCTGATGAAGCTGAAAGAGAAGCTTTACTTAGAGAACTTGCAAAGGAAGATCGCCTTGCTTTTGAACTACTTAAAGCTCAATACTTTCCTGATATTAAGGAGCTAGACTTTGAAGAGACTAAGGATAGATTTAACTCTTTAGTTTCTTCTAGTTACAATACTAACATTGAAGATAATGCTATCTATGAACAGAACACTGAAGCAGACGCTGACCTTATATCTGAAAACGGTATAGAGTTAGTGCTTACTAATTTTTATCTTGAGTTAGCACGAAAAGGTGTTGACATAAATAGTGGTCAAGTTCAACGATATGTAAACAGAACTCTTCTACCTAAATTAATTAAGGAAAGAGATAACGCACTAAGACTTTGGAATCAAGGTAGCTACAATAGATACGAAAAAAGACGTGACGCTGATATAACTAATCGGTTTGTTGATGCAGTCAACTCGTCAGAAGCAATTACAACTACTGATGCTGCTGGTCAAAGTGTTACTACTATACAATATAATGGTGTATTTGACGCAGCAGATGGCGAAGGTGGTTTGTTTGAAATAGCTATGAATAAGCTAGGTCTCGAAAACAAAGCCGAAGCTGTAGCTTATTTTGCCAAACTTGCTACTAACCCAGAAGTTGCATCTAGATTAGATCCGGGTGGTATACTATACTTTTTAAACGAAGCAACGTTTATTGACTCACGAACAGGTGACACAGTTCAAGGCTATATTAATTCTAGCTTTAGCACTGAAGGCATACGTAGAGGTAATGTTAACCTTCTTAATGATCTTATAGATAAACTAATTGAAGGTGATGATGCAGCATTTGCAAGCATCAATAAACGATATAACCGTGAGATTACAGAATTTAAGAAGAATAATGGTGGTAAGATAAGTTTAGGTCAGCTAGCTGTATTTGAATCGAGGTATTATCAAGACCTAGATCAAGCAGGGCTTAGTACCGAGTTAGGGCTACCTTCGTTCTTTACTGGTGACGAAACATCAACCCAAGGTAATGAACCATATTCTGTTAGAGTAGGTCAAGCCAACACTCTAGCTAGCTTAACGGATTTTAAAAAAGATTGGGAACAGCTATTAAAAGATGACAAAGATCCTTTTCCTAATTTAGATCAAGTTCAAATTTTAGCTATACCCGGAGCAGAGGCTGAGCTTGCAAAAAGAGTTTATCAAACGATGGAAGAAGAAAATATCAATATTCAGCAAGCTTTCGCAAGACATTATAATGATGTCTTAGAAGAATTAGCAGCAGGTAAGTTTGATATTACATCTGATGTACTTAGAATTACATCTCCTACAGATATTATAAACGATATAAACTCATTCAAATCAAACAAAAGTGAATGGCTAAATAATGAAGTGCCTAACTCAGTATTTGAAAAACGTGCTTTAATGGAGTATGTTGAATACAAGGACGGTAGATTCAAAGGGGCGTTTCCGACATATCTTGACAAGATAGCAGAGGCTAATGGTATGACTGGTAGACAGTATGCTATAGCAAGAATGAGAGCTTTGGGTTTACTAAGTGAAAATAATAAGTTTTCAGAAAATCCAGAAGATTTATTGGAGCTTAGTGACAAAGACAAGAAGTTTTTATTTCTTAACTCTAACGCAACTAAAAACTTAATGCTTTTAAATACTACAGACGACAACAGATCTGACGAAGCAGCGATGCTTAATGTGTTAAAAAATGGTAACTCTGTAGAATACTTTGAAGGTAAAGGTTTTGTATCAAGTATTTTAGATAATCTTGGTACTGGTCAAACTATTAGAACTGTACAGGAAGTTTACGATTTAGCTAAAAAAGGTAAAGCTACTAATTTTGGTCTTTATGGTTTTTCAGCAGAAGAACTGATAGCTGCTGTAGATAGCGGTGCTATAAGTCTCGATGCTGACTTTAATGAGAATACTCAAAGTCTTATGGCTGTTGAGTTAGTCAGAGTACAGGCTAATAACAGTAATAGTATCATGGGTGCTTTAACTGAAGCAGATAAAGATTGGAGAAGACTATCAGACTTAAATGAAATTGAAAAAGCTGCGGTGCTTAGATTTTTCCCAAGTCTTAGAAATATGCCTATGAATCAGTTTCACAACTTACAGCAAGATATAGCTAACGTATTTTTAACTGAGATGGAAACACTCAATAAAGAGTTTGTAACAGCTGAAGTTGGTGTTGACGCTACTAAATTTAAAGATAGAAAAGCTCTTATCAATCAAATACTTAAACCTAATGAAGTCTTTGACAGTAAGGAGAAGTATGAAGAAACAATTAAAATCAGACAATTCTACGAAGATAAGATTAGAAAAGGCGAACCAGTCGACCAAGATATTAGAAATGCACTACAGGCATCACGTGTACTATATATAAACGTACCTTTTGGTGACGGAACATACTCCGCAAACAGATTTAATTATTTAGAACAACCTAATACAGAAAAATAAATGGAACCAGATTATAATATAGATGAGAACCTTGTAGATAACCTTGCAGATAAAGCACAGCAAGCATCTGATGAGTACAGAAACCAAGTTATTCAAGAGGAGCTTGCTGCATCAAGAGAGCAGAGGCAAGAACAACAGGCTCTTGATGTACAGAAAGACCCACGTAATGCTGATACATGGGACATCAGAGGTATTGCAAAAGAAGCTCAATCCATTTTATCTGGTGGTTTACAAGATACTGCATCTTCTATTGCTACATTTCCAGAACGTACATTTGATGCGTTCTCTGGAGAAATGCAAAGACAAAACCAAGACGGTGGTTACAGACCTGATTGGTCGCCTTTTGGAGGATACGACAATCCAATAGAAACAAAAACATGGTGGGGCAAACAACTAAGAGGTCTGGTACATTTCGGATCTCTTTCTGTTGGTGCTCTACTAGCTGCTAAAGGTATAGCTGCGACAGGAATAGTGACTATACCAGCTGGTTTACTAGCTCTTACTAAAGCTAACTTTGTTAGAGGTGCTGCATTAGGAGCTGCATCTGATCTTATATCTAAAGAGTCAGATGGTCAAAACGCTATGGGTGCATTACGAGCTAGATATGGCTGGTTTGACACCCCACTAGCTACAAAAGATACTGACC